ATTCGGGACATTCGACAACAAGCAGGGTGTCGTCAACGCCCATGAAGTGTTCATTCACAATCCCACAGTCGGGACACATTAGGGAGTAAAGTGGCATCTCTAACTCGCCTGCTTCATGGAGCGGGTCTGTGTGCCTGCTCCGGTTTGGGAAACTGCTTGGGCCTCGTCTTTGGGTGCGTCGGCCTCCGGTGCCGTAGGCTGGGCCTGCGCCTGCAACATGGCTATCTGCATCTGTGCGGCCTCTACAAGGGCCTTGATGAAGTTCTCGTCCTTGATCCCTACGTCTTCGAGGATTCCACGGGCCAGAACCTCGTTGGAGGCAAGGAACGGGGTCTGACCTAGAGTGACCCACATCTGCTGTTTCATCGCCGCCGTTTGAGCGGTGTCTACCGGCTTCATTTCCTGGATGTCGATGTCTATATCGAAGTCTCCGGCGATCATGTCTGCATCTACCAGGGCGGTAAATAACTGACCCTCTACGTCAGATATCTGGACAGCCCTTTCGACAGTCATGTTCGCGTCTATGGAGTCGTTCAGTTTCTTGAACAGCACAATCAAGAAGTTCTTCATCTTGACACGTTCGTAGGTATTCCTCGCGCTTTCGCCTGCGGCGAGGTTGTTCGACTGAGTGGCGGTTCCGGCAGAGGCCTTCCCTCGGGACTCTGGGGAACCCGCCATCTCATCAAAGTCCATATTTGCGGAGTTTGAGGCTTGATAGATCGACGGGTTCACCGGAGGCGGCTGGAACATCTCTACAGTCGGTGCGCTGTAATTCTGCCTAGGCTTCAGGCGCTCGACAATTTGCATGTCCCGGTCTGAAGTCAGCTTCTTCATGTTGTTCGTATCAAAAGTGCCTGGATCTATAATAGGCTTGCGGATTGAGTTCCTGCCCCCGATTTGCTCCAGCCTGCGGTTGTTGTTGTACCACTGGTTGATCGGCACAAGGTCAGAGAGCTTCGGATGTGGGTAAAACTGTCCGGGCTTTTCCTGGTAGCGCAAGAAGGCCAAGGGGGAATGGGTTATCCCTAAGGGAGTCGTTTCGTCTCTGAGGTATTCGCCGTATCCGTCGGCCAGCACGAAGTAGCGGTTCTTCACGAAATCGTAGACATGGAACAGGCGGACTAGCTTCAGCTTGTCTTCGTCGTTCTCGTCTTCCATCCATGTTTCGTATTTTTCTAAATCCTCTTCTTCTCCGTCGTAGTCTCCTGTAGCTTCAAGATCCTTGGTGTTCTTGAATAGAGGATCGGCCTTGACCTCTTTAAGGTGCCTGACCTGCTCTATAGCTACCCAGCGGTGCTGCATGAAGTCGTTTTCACCGTCGGGATCTATGATGACGTTCTTGTACGGCACCCAGTCTATGAACCACTCTTCCCAGACAGGGACTTGAGCCTTGGGTATCAGCCTGCCCGTGCGGTCGTCTTTGGCCGGGAGTCCCGTTACGGGATTGGCCACATAGGCGGAGGTGTCCAGGGAACCGTCGGGATTGATAGAGAAGAACTGTTCGCCTTCTTCTTCTGGGGCTGTCTCAAATTCAGGACGGTAGCCCACATTGCCGATGCCGTAGGCTATACAAGCGGCCATGTCGCTACGATCTATAAAGTCAGACAAACCGAACAATGGCTGAGAAATGATGTCGTTAAATAAGTTTTCCCTGGCCTTGACCGGTATAATGGCCCGCGTTACAACCTGTCCCATCTGGTCCATCTGCGGCGTTCCGTCTGGGCCTACGACAGGCACTTGCACCGGTTCGTAACCGGCGGGGTTGCGCGGCGTGAACTTGGCGCGGGGGTCTTTGAAAGCTACCGAAGCCCGGTGGGTACTGATATAGCTACGGCACTTGTTTACTGTGACTTGATCTCCGTCACCGTAGTCTTTGTCCCAATGCTTCCCATTGGCAAAGTTCTCATTGATCTTCCATTGCTTCAGTTCTGGCTTGCGCTTTTTTATGCCCCGGTCTATCTGGACCATCCACCAGCGGACGCCTTTATCGGCATCTCCACCAAGGCTTTTGACCTCCTGGCCAATCATCAGTCACCAACCTTCTTAAATTTGACGCTCATCCTGATACTGCACCTCGGGCAAATGGCCTTGAAGTACATCACAGAGGGGCCTTCTGTGGCTACGGCTCCGCACTTGCCGCAGGTATAGGTGGTGTAATACTCAACGGGCGTTTTCTTCGGAGCCGTTTCCTCGGCCTTCTTTTCCGCCTTTTTCTCCACCTTCTTGGTGGCTTTATTTTTAGATGTTGACTTGAATACCATAGCTGGGCCTCTTTCTTTCTGCGTAGTTTTCCTCGGCTTGTTTTATCAGGTCGTCCATATAGATGCCTTCAGGGCGTTCTCCGGCCTTTACTTCAAACAGGCGCGGCTGTGTGTCCAGAACGTAGCAGGTAGCGTCCCATGCGTGGTTGTCCTTATCGACAATCTTGTTCGGGTTGTTCTTGCGCTGGGCGACTATCTCTGAAACGTGCTTCTGCCACTTCAGACCCATGACCTCGCGCTGGAGATTCGGGCAGCCATCGGTTATGAACGCCTTCGGAGCGAGTGGATCTTCCCAGTAGGTAGATGAAAACTTCATGGCCATTGGGACATCCTGCCCGCGCCTGCCGGGCCTCATGTTCACCCCAAGCTCAAAGAACTGCTCGCCTATGGTCTTGTTTCCGTCGGCAGACATCTGGTCCTTGGTGCCCATGATCTTTGGATCGCAGTAGATATCCTGCAAGCGACTCCAATAAGGGCACTTCTTCATCTTCTCTACAAACTCTGTAGCGTTCATGCACGGTTCGTACAATTCCCACAAAGCGTACAAATATCCGCGATAGTCTATGCCCCAGACCTCAAACGCACTGGGAGAGTCCATGCCGTGGTCGTAGCCTGCGACAAAGTTGAACCTGCTTATAGCCTCTTTCTTGTCGATCTCGGGGGCGAAAATCGGATGGGATCTCGACGTGATAAACGGGAACACCGGATCGCCGCCTCCGGCGTTGTAGTCGATATCCATTTCCGTCTTCCAGCCAGAAGAGTCCATGCCGCCTACATACCTTCTAGCGGCCTTCTTGGCCCACTCGGCTCCATCGCGCTCGGGGTCTTTAGCGGGATCAGAGGTGTAATGGGTTTCAAGAACCTGCACTCCTGACGGGGTGCGCCACGCCCTCATCCCTTTAGGCCACTGAAGTCCAAGAAGCCCCAGGGCTTTTTGAATGATTTCCGGTACGTGATGAACCGGCTCTTGTCCGTCTGGAGCTTCAAGGACCATCTGGTTGAACGCCGAGCCTGCGTTGACCGATGACAGGGCGATCATCTTGCCCCCGGCAGCGGCGGCGGCAGCGGCCACCCTGGCCTTGCCGTACTCTTCCTGATACGCCGCTTCGTCGAAAATCCCCAGAGAGATAGTATACTGCCTGACTTGGTGCGCTCCCTGGGGAATAGCGTGGATTTTGGAACCGTGCCAAGGAACTGTGACATCATCGCTGGGGTGTTCTTCTGAGTAGATCAACTGGCCCAGCATGTTCCCTTTGCCGGAGGTTATGTTGGGATCTTTTAAGAAGCTAGGCAGATGCTGTTCTATGAAGTCCATCCGCCCGCCTGAAGGATTCTTCGACCCTTCAGAAACCATAGCGAAAGCATCTGCTTCCTTCTTGGTCTGGTAGATTATCTCGCGGTATGGTGCGGTTCTAGCCATCCAGCAGGCAAAGGTGGTAGCAAACCACGACATTCTGATCTGCCTGGATTTCGGCAGGGCCAGATCGTCAAAGGCAAGCATGAACAGGAATACTATGATTGCGTAGACTGGATCATCTTCCAACAGGAACTTTACAGGGTTTTCCTTGTCGTGGCTGTCTTTGGTCTTGATGTATTGCAGAAAGTCCCACAAGCCGCTGTCTGTATAGGCGGCTTCTTCGGTGCCATAGAACATGACCCTTGCTCTGGCTTCTTCAGGTGTAAGGCTAGTATCCACTACGGAGCCGCCCTCGGCCAACCGCCGCCACGGCTCAAGGTGTCGCCATTGGCCGCGATGACCAGATATGGCAGCACCTTGTCCATCGCCCGGACCACAAGATAGGGCCTCTCTGCTGCTGTCTGACAATCGTGAGCGCGAATCCGGCTTATGGCGCTGCTTGTGGTGAGAGTGCCGGTGAATCCAAAGACCATTCGGCTAAGATTAGAGTCATAGTTGGCTATCACTTGATCGGTTACATCCACAGAAAGATGGGTTGAGGACGGGAAACTGGCCAATGTTGTATATTCGGCACCATAATCGGTGAACCCTGTGTAAGTAGATTGTGCCGCAGTCCAGGCGGTAGTTGTTGAAGCAGTCTTGTAGTCGAAACAGTTATCCGCTGCCATTGGATACCCGGACACGGACGCCGTCATGGCGTCCACAATTTCGGGAACGTCAATCCCGATAATGGCCATATACCCGGAGGGGCTGTCAGCCCCAAGATATTCATACCACCCGAGAGTTGCCGAAACAATCGTCAGGCCGCCGGCATTTGCGCTCCCGGCCAATGCATCGGCAATATCGAAAGAGAGAAGGGCCATGTCTTCGGTTGAATTTAGGGGCAGACCATTCAACAGATCAGCATAGAGCGCCCCGTAAAGTCCAGCAGTAAACGCGGTGTCGGGCGTGTCGGGCCTCCACGTACTGTAAGTAAGGCCGGTGGTTACGCTTACATCATAATCTCCTGGAGTTACCAACGTCGTGTTGTTGTGGAAAATGAAGGTTTTCGTGTATGCCGTATCGGGGAACACATCCACATAAGCCGTATAGTTTTCGTATTCAGCAGTAAGGATTCCATCTGCAATTGAAGTATCTACAAATGCGCCCGCCGCAGGAAGGATTCGCCCAAGGTCCGGGATGCGTTG